CGCGGTCAGACCTAGATTGGCAATGAGCCGTATATGGTCGTGGGTCTGCCGCGGCGAAAACGAAAAAACCCGCCGGGATTGCTCCGAGCGGGTCTTAGGGGATATTTCGGAGGCAATTCTGCCCACCGAGCGCGATAGTGAACCTGTTAGTTCAGCTTGTCAAGCGTTTCTCGAAACTTTTTATTCTTTTCCTTTTGCCATGCTTCGTGCTCAGGCGTCTGGATGGCGGAAGCACCCCATTCCGTCTCACCTACCGGCTCTGGCTCATCGCTTGGCTTGGGCTTGTCCCTCTCAAAGAGCCATGAGGCGCACAGAGGAAGCCACATCACATCACCCCACACGCTTGGAGCCGGCGCGTCAGGATGTTCCTCGCCTCTGCTACGACAGTCGCCCTCTCCACTGCATCCTGTGGCAACCGTGGTGACAACCACACACTACGACCTGTAGACAGGTTCCGGGCCAGCACGTAGATGGCTGCCCTGTACGGCTCCTGCATCTCGCTCACTTGGAAATCGATAGTCTCCATGGTTGACCCCATCAGCTCGTCCTCGATGATGTCGTCCGTTGAATCCCACCCCCTGCCCGACTTGGCATGCCTGAAGATGGGATCGCTGGCGGCTTGCTGGTTGGCCTTGTAGGCTCTCCCCCAGTTGTGCCAGCGCGACAGCCAATCAGAAAGCGTTGCTTCGCATAGTGCTGCCTGCTCTGCTCTGTCGTGCATCATTTCGTGCCCTCCACCAAGCCAAGATCAATCACCGGGAACACCAGCGGTTCAGGCTGGGCAGCTTCCAAGGCGGCAAGCCGAGCCTCAACCTCTGTCAGCCTGGCAACCACCTCCAAGACAAACGGGCTAAGGTCGTAGTTCATGCGTGCGCCCCCCAGTTGAAGACGCTGTTGGGCTGCGTCCTGATGGCGTGCTGAACGAGCTTTTCTGGCGGCCTCAGCGTCACCATCTGGCGCTCCGTCAATACCCGGCGCTTCTCCTCTGCGCGCCTGAGCCGTTCCCTGCCCACAGCGGTGATGGTGTAGTCCGAAAACGCTTGAGTGCGCGGGCCTGGTTCAATCGCCAGAGCATTCCTCAGCATCGCCAAGGCCGAATGCGCCTCGATATGGGTACACCCCAGCGCCTCCGCAATCTCGGGCTTCTTCCACTTCCGGCCGTCCTTCAGGAGATTCAAGACGCGATCTGTTCTGTTCATGCTTTCTCCTTTTCCAGACGGTTGACGATGAGTTGCGAATATCCCGCGATGTCCACCCAGCCATCGAGGTAGTCGGGCGAGCCGTTCAAGATCCGGCCAATCTTGTGAACGATCATTTCGAGCGATTCCTTCTGGTCGAACGCCAGAAAGTCCCACTTCGGGGCCATGTGCAGAGCCGTCTTCAGTTGCTGGGCAATGGCTGCCATGCCCTCGTATGCGCCGTAACGGGCTTCTCGCTCGTCCAGTAGTGCTTTTACGTCTGTCATTCCTGCTCCTTCTTGATGTCGCGGGCCTTTGCCCTATAAATGGTCTTGATCTGGCGTAGCGTTTCGCGGTCCAGCTTTACCGGCTCGTTGTCGCATTCCAGCGCCTCAACAAGAGCCACGCCGCAGCGCTCAACCAATCGAATGCGGTACTCGACCGCGTTGGAGTGCTTGTGCAGGTTGCATTGCACGCATTGGCCGTGGATGTTCCGAACGTCCAACGCCAGATGACCAGCAGCGCCGCGGCTGCGGTAGTGGCCGGCTTGGAACGTCTCTTGCCATGGCTTGCCGCAGGAGATGCAGGGCTTTCCGTGGTCGCGTGCCCGAACGTAGGCGTTGACTTCCTTCTGAGCCTCTGCCTTCAGTTCGGTGACGGTCTTTACCGCTTCCTTGCGCTCCTTGGTCTTCTCCTTCTCTGCCTTCTTGTTTGCGGTTACCCACTTCTTGGCGCACATGGGCGAGCAGACAGAGGCACCGAGCTGGTAGATCGACGGGGTAAACGCCGAACCGCAATGCTTGCAGGCTCTCGGCCTAGCAGGGGTGTTGATCACTGCATCGCCTCCCAAGCCTGAATAAACGTAATCAGGTCGGCGCATTCGCTCTTGGTCAGGCTGGAAGTGCGGCGAAACACCACATCCACCCCATGGCCGTCGATGGCCGGCAGGATCTCGACCGATTCACCGTTGGCACGCAACCAAGCCGCGGTCATCAGGCGTTTCCACGTCTCGGCGTCCCGCTTGGCTCCAGCCCATTCGCGGGTCTTGGCAATCTCGGTCAGCAGGGCGTGAAGAAGCGCGTTTTGCTCGCTGTTGCGGGTTTCCGGCTTGACCTCCAGCGTCAGGCGATGGCCGGCAAGCAGCAAGCTCTTTGCCGTCATCCATGCGTTCTCGAAAGGCTTGCGGGCCTGTACGGGGTTGATCAGGTAGGCGCGGAGTGCTTCAGCCATTGATCCACCCCCAGACCACGGAAACGGTAGCGATGCAGGCCACCACAAAGAGCAATATCGAGATGCCCGTTGACAGAAACATCGCCGGAATCCACAGGAACCCGCCGAAGCTGCAATCGAAGGACTCTTCTGATTTGGCAAAGCCGTAGTAGACGACCCGATACACCAGCATCCACAAACCGAACACAGCCCACGCATAGAAAATCGTCATGCCAGAGCCTCCGTGTAGGTCGTGAACCAGAGCAGGTACTGAGCCGAGCCGGCAGGCCAGCTACAAGCGCGCTTCACCGGGTCTTTCATCCTTGCGGCCCGCGTGGCGTCGTGGACGATGCAACGGGTTTCATAGGCAACCGGAGAATCTTTGATGGTGGGCGGCAGCGCGAATGCGGGGATCGTGATCATTTCAGGCTCCAATCTCTAGTTGTTCGGCTTTTGGTGCGACGGGCGCGAACAGTTGCCCCTGGCTCACGGCCTGCTCGATGCGCTTGCAGGCGATGTCGAAGTACTTGGGTTCGCGCTCGATGCCGATGAACTTGCGGCCGAGTTGGATGCATGCCATGCCGGTGGCCCCACTCCCCATATATGGATCGAGGACTAGTCCATCGCCGCCGCACATTTCAATAACCCAGCGCATTACAGAGGTCGGCTTTTGGTTGGGGTGCCCACGCAGGCCGAGCCTTGCGTCGGCTTGCCCAGTTGAAAAGTCGTTAAAGCACATAACGCCTTCCCTTCCTGAAATCCACGCAATCTCCGCATCAGACAGGAACGCCCCCCAGCAATGGGCTGCCTTTTTTATCCATACCAGTACCCCGCCCTTTGGCAGCTTGTCCGAGAAGTGGTTCATCCCAAAAATCACCTGTCGCCTTCCATGCGTCAGAAGGTGAGAAGGATCAAAAGCCTCAAAATCACCGTGGATTGACTCTCCTGCGTGCTTGGAAAAGCCACCGCCCGTTCTGCGACCACCAGCATTCCTATGCTTAGTCTTATCTGGTGAAACCTGGAACCATGACATCCCATAAGGCGGGTCCGTAATCACCGCATCCACCTTGCCCAGCGTCGGCAGGATGTCCATGCAGTCGCCGAGATAGAGGGTTGCGTCGCCAATCTCAACCTTCACTTTGCAGAGCCTCCAATACCGGGTAACCGCCGAACTTGGCCTTTGCGTCTTCCATGGAGGAGGCTTGGCCGATCACGACCCAGCGGACGCTATAAAAATCCATATAGGGCGTATAGGTGGGTTTCAGGACATTGAACATGGTCAGTCGCCTTTCACTCGTTGGTACAGGATTGATTGGGGCCATTTGCGTTCGAGGCGGGCTGCATCGCTTTGGCAAGCGCGGCAGGCAGACCCGCATAGTCCGCACTTGGCCTTGCCGCCAGTGCAGCGGCCTTCCGGGTCACAAACTGGACCCACTGGTCGTGCGAGTAGTCCGTGTCCCACGACTGGCGGGTTGCAAGCCTCACCAGATGGGCAAGCTCCGTTTCTAGGGGCGTCATTCATTGCGTCCTCCAGTTGCAGCCAGCGCAGCGCTTGTCCGCTTGGCCTAGTTCGCTCAGCGTGTAGTTGCATTCCCGGCTCATCACGAAGGGAATCGCCGTCTTCTTGCAAATCTCGGTCAATCCGTCTTGCATGACATGGAGATCACTGACCATGCGGGTTGCCGGGTAAGGTGCGCGGTTGAAGCATCCGTAGGTCATGCGGTTCGCCTCCATGGGTATAGGGAAACGTTGTGCGCAGCACAGATGCAGTCGATGAACTTGCGGGCGGCTCCGCTCTTCATCGTTGCTTCGTCGAATTCGGTGCGGCAGTCCTTGCCAGACAGGCGGTAGACGGTCCAACCAGCCGCCTCAAGCTCAGCATCTCTGGCAGCGTCCTTCGCCTTGTCTTGGTGGAATGCAGCGCCGTCGCACTCGATAGCGACCTTGGCCTTGGGGTTGGCGAAGTCAACAAAGAACCGTCCGACCGGGTATTGCGGATAGAACACCGCGCCGGCTGCCCGGATGTCAGACCAAAGCCACTGTTCGATTGGCGTGAGGTGCATCAGGCCGTCCCATTCGTATGGGTCAATCGCCCACTCATCCGCACGAGCAGCCAAGATGGCCGGATTGAAGTGGGCGTAGTGCAAGCGGATTGCGTCCCAACGCGGCGTCACAGGCCACCCCCGCGGAACGAAGTCCTGTCCTTGCGGGGAGGTTCACCAGCCCAGCCGCTGAACTTGGTCTGATCCCCGATGTAAGACAGGTTCAGGAAGCCGCAACGGCCTTGGCGGTTCTTGGCAACACTCAGCTTGGCGTAGTGGTTCCACTCGTCACCAAGCTCCGGGTTCGCCATGATCGGACGCTTGATGAAGACGATCACGTCGGCGTCTTGCTCGATAGCGCCTGAATCCCGCAGGTCGCTCATCATGGGCATCTGGTCGGGACGCTCCTCCGACTTGCGATTCAACTGCGCCAGGCACAGCACGCAGATTCCCAGTTCCTTCGCCAGATTCTTCAGGCCCCGGCTGATTTCCCCAAGTTGCTCGGTGCGGTTCGCCCTCGCGTCCAGCCCTGTCATCAGGCCGATGTAGTCCACGATCAGCACGTCGAGGCCATGCAGGCGCTTGAGGTTGCGCGCCTTGGACCGGACTTGATTGATGTTCAGCCCGCCCTGATCGCTGGTGTTCAGGTTGAGGGTCTTGGCGCGGTCAACGCCTTCAAGCACCCGGTCCCACTTCAGGCCCTCGCCCTTGTTCGGGCGCTTGACCGATGACAGGCTGACCGAGCCGAGCATTGCCGTCAGGCGGTCGTTTACCTCACCATGGGACATTTCCATTGACAGCAGGCCGACGCCGTACTGAGCGGCCATGTGAACGCCTATCGTCAGACCAAGGGCTGTCTTACCCATGCTCGGCCGTGCGCCGACGATGACCAACTCACCGGGACGCAATCCACCCTCTAGGTATTCGTCCAGATCCGATAGGCCGGTTCCCATCACTTGAAGATTGCCCTCGGCGCGGTCCTCCAGAACCTGCGTATGGCTGGCCATCGCTTCATGCACTCCAAGCCATTCATCTCGGGGGGCATCGTCGATCAGTTTGGCAAGCTGGCTCTGTGCGCGGTCTACCCGGTCAGAAATGCTCGTCGTGTGATCTCTAGCAAGTTCGCTGAGTTCACCGCTCACCGCCATCAGTTGCCGGCTCTTGGAGCGCTCCAGCACCATGTCTGCATAGCGGCGGATGCTGGCCGAGCTAGGCATGTACTCGGCCAAGCCGTGAATCTCAGCGAAGCTCGAACGGTCGCCCAGTGCGGAAGCCACCGTGACGACATCGCAGGACTTTCCCGCGGCCAGTTGCTTGGCAACCTCCGCAAAGATCATCCGGTTCTGCTCGGAGTAGAAGTGCTCCGGCTTCACGAGATCCCCGATGCGGTCCCAGGCCGCGTTGTCCAGCAGCAAGGCCCCTAGAAGGCTGTTCTCGGCCTCAAGCGCCGCGATGGCGTTCACGGCCCCGTAATCGTTGTTCATGCGTTCTCCTTGGTTTTTTCGATGACGTGCTTCATGCCCTTGTCCGTCAGCAGGAAGTCCAAATCACATTGCCAGTTGCTGTGCTCACCGACGCGGCCAGTGCGGCCCATCAGGAAGTCGTTATCCCGAGCACGGCTGAAGTAGTCACGCAGCCACGTCATCGCCTGATCGGCGTCGTAGGCGCGGCGGGTGCCGTCCGTCTTGGTCGAGGTCAGCACGAAGCGCCAGAGCTTGCCCAGCGCCTTCTTGCGGGCTTCGTTCATCAACCGAACAGCCGGCAGTTCAGGAAGAACCTCGTGGTACAGGGCAACGATGGATTGAGGATTGCACTGCGGCAGGTCGCCTCTGGCGACAGATATCTTCTCTGTCTCTGTCTCTGTCTCTTGGTGACCACTAACATCAGCTACTGGTGCAACTTGATATCGCGTTGATATCGCGTTGATATCGTCATGCTCAAGCCAGTGGGAGAGCTTGGAAATGATGTCCAAACACTCCTTTTCAGACATGCGGAGACGGAAGGCGAGCTTCTTGGTATCAGGCAGTTCCCCATCCGTCTCGCTGGCGATCAGCCAGAACATGACCAGAGCCTTGGCGGCATTGGCGTCGAGTTCGTGCCATTCCATGTCGTCGAGCAGATCGCGGTACAGCTTCACCCATGGCGGGCGGCGGTCCTTGAAGTGCTGGAACTGGGACCAGTTCTTGATGCGGATGCTCAAGCCAAACCCCTTTGTTGCTCCAGCTTGGCAATGAAGCCTGCGGAGCGACCCATGATCAGAGCGCGAGCCTTTGCCGCAAGCTGGCGCGCATAGTCCCGATGGATGGCGCGTTCCTTGTCGGAAAGGCAGGCTTCCTGTGCCAAAGCGAAATGACGCTCGATCTCGGCGTTGGTCTGGGTGATCTCGGCTTCGCGTGTGGTGTCGGAGACGGTTGCCTCTTGGTACTCGTGGAATCGCTTGGGAGCGAGGGACACGCGAACCGAGGACGGTTGCTTGATGGAGATGGCGCTAGGCTGGCCCTGCCAAGAAAAAGCGTTCATGCGAATTGCCTCGTTGCTGTCATTTCTTCGAGCACAGTCAACTTCGACTGCGCGGCGAGCCACTGGGAAATCAGCGTGTTGCCGACAACACCCTCAAAGCGAGCAATCGCATCTGCGGGAAGATCCCGGCGCTGCGGCTTGTCGTCTTCGTGGAGGTAGTCGGTCACATGCTGGGGATAAAGCTCAGCCTCAGAGGAGAGCTGCTGGCGGGTCATGTAGGTGACCCGACGCAGACGCCAGCAAAGGCGCACTGCTTCTCGGTAGGTCTTGGCAGCACGGACCCACTGCGCAGGAGCAACGCTAGGTGCGTCGATCCGGCCCATCAGAGGAAACTCTTTTTGATCCATGCTGCTCTCCGATAACTAAAAGTTACGAACTAACCGCTTGCCTAACCGGTTGGCTAGAAACAAAAGATGGGGGCATGCAATTACTCACATGCCCCTCACTGCTGCTTGTTGAAAT